GCCATGGAATGAAAGCGGAACACCTCTGTACATCAAGAATCTTAAAAAGATTTATGTAGATGTAGATCAAGTTACTTCTGAACCTCTCATCACCACTTTCAGCGGGTTGAATGTTACAAATCAAACAACCATTGTCAGAATCTTCTTTGCCAACGATGCAAAACAAGTACCAGCAAATTATAGTGATATAGTCGCTGAATTAACAACGGCTAAGGATGTAGACCCTACTTTGAATTTTCATCGTAGGGAATGCATTGTTAGTACCAGCATTGAAGCAGATAGACTGGTCACTATAATGGAATTGAGATTCATTAAACTAACATAAGGAGACGCCACTATGGCATATATTAATCCAGGACCTGGAACAGCGAGTCAAATTGTTCTAAAAATTGACACCGTTGCTTCCTCAACTATCACAGGCGATCCACCTACTGCTATTTCTTTAGGTGCCAGCGCCTTGACAGTTCCAGCATTACAGGACATCACTGTAAATGCTGCCAACGACGTGTTTACATGGAGTCAATTAGACACCACTGCTAAACAACAGGTCGCAACAACCAGCACAAACTCAATGAGCATGAACTTGGTTGTTGACGATGCTACATTCTTTGGCACAACATTAGCCTCAGTACAAAGCGATACTGTTGCTGCTCAGGGCCTATTGGGTCTAAGCCGTAACAAGACATTCATTGCTTTTACGCTAAAGTTTGTTGAGAATGGCGCCACTGACAGAGTTATCAAGGGACGTGGTTACATCACGGGTCTTGCACCAACAGTCAGTGCAGATGCACCTGTTTGGGTTTCACCAATTACAATCACTGTAACTGGCGAGTACCTAGTCGCTGCATCGTAATTCGCTCAACGGGAGCGAATCTGGGGAATGGGGGCGTTTTGCCCCCTTTCTTCATTAATTCCCATAAATACAATGGATAGATCTATGGACCCATTAGATAGAAAGAATGACAAAGAACTACTCAAAGTTCTTTTAGAAGAAGCTGCCAAGGCCTCAAATGAAATCCGCTGTGCTCGCGCAGACATTGAAAAAGCACAGAAACGTCTAGGATTTATTACGGTATTGGTCAATAGACTGTTAGATAGACAAGGAGATTAACAGATGAAATTATCAGAATTGGCTCGCAAGCCACAACTACAAAAAATCACAATTGACGACGCTGAAATCATAGAGCGTTTTGGTGAACCTCTTGAGTTTTATACTTGGGATCGCCAACCTATGGATGTATTCATCAAAATGGCCGCTGTGGATAGTTCTAACTATGCCTCAGTGATAGGCACAGTTCGCACTCTAGTGCTTGATGAACAAGGCAAAGAAATTCTAACAGATGATGCCATGTTACCAACCAGTGTTCTAATGCGTGTAATTTCTAAGGTAGTTGAAGGCTTGGGAAAGTAGTAGGAGCTGAGTATCAGGCAAACAGTCCTGATCTTCAGCGAGCATTGATGTTGGATGCATTGGCCAGTAGATATCATCTGCTGCCCAGTGAGGTGTTAGCAAGGAGCGATACTTTGGATGTACTGGTAATGGATACTGCCATCAGTTGGCATAACTTCCAGGAAGAACAGGCTCGTGCCAAACGAGAAGGTCGCCCTCCCCCACCTCCAAAGACGGATGTAAATATACTACAGCGTATGCTAACTGAGGCGCAATCAAATGGCTAATAAACTAACACAACGCATTGACAACATCAAACAAAGCATGGAAAGATTGCCACAGGAAGCCTTTCAGTATTTTGTCAGCGTAACGCCTAGAGATAAAGGCAATGCTCGCAGCAAGACTCGTCTGCGTGGTACGACCATAGTGGCAGATTATCCCTATGCTCAGAGATTGAACAATGGATGGAGCGATCAAGCACCTGATGGTATGACAAAGCCCACACAAGATTTTATTGCTCGCCGCCTTGAACAAATTGCTAAAGGAAGATAACAATGGCTGAAGAAACTCTAAAACTAAATGTAGACACTCGCCAAGGGCAACAAAATCTAGATGATCTCAAAGCCAAAGTTGAACAGGTCAGCAATCAATTCAATACCTTAAGGAACGTAGTTCTAGCCACAACCGCTGCTATAGGTGCAGGTTTTGTGGCCGCAATCAATAGTGCTTTAAACTCAGCAGGCGATCTAGTAGACGCTGCTAAGAGCATTGGTGTTAGTGCAGAAAACTTTAACATTCTAGCCAATGGTGCTGCTCTTGCTGGTGTGCAGATGGAGGAACTGCGTTCAGCATTACAACGCCTACAGGTCAATGGCATTGAAGCCATCAACAAAGGCAGTGGTCCTGCTATAGATGCTTTCCGTCAACTGGGTTTAGAAGTTGAAAGTATCAGCAAATTGCCAGCAGACCAACAACTGGCAAGAATATCAGAAGAATTATTAAAGATACCTGATCCTGCACAACGTTCAGCATTGGCTGTTGACCTCCTAGGTAAGAGCGGACCTCGTATGCTTGAGGTTGCAGAAAATGCTCGTCGCGTCAAAGAAGAAATGCAGGCCATGGGATTGGCTTTAACTGACGTAGATTTTAAAGCATTAGATGAGGCAGGAGATAGTCTAGATGAACTACGTGGTATCTTTGCAGCCATAACAAAATTAATTGCTGCTGAACTTGCTCCATATCTTGTGGCCTTTGTAAAATATCTAAAAGAATCTATCAAAGAAGGTGGCGGCATTGGCAACATTATTAGAGAAAAGGTAATACCTGCTATAGAATTTGCAGTTAAAGCAGCAGCGGCCTTTGTTAGTATTGTGGCTAGCACAGCATTAGTTACAGCAATTAGTCAGATTGTCACAGGATTTATTGCTGTTAGTCGTGCAATCACAGTGGCAAGTGGTGCTGCCGCAGCCTTAAATGTGGTTGTTGGTGCAAATCCAATATTAAAGTTGATAGGTGCAATCACTGCCTTAGGTGCTGCTGCCTATAGTGTCTACAAAGTTGATGAAGCATTTGAAAAGTTTGGTGAGTCTGCCAATGCTGCAATGAAGGACATTGAAGCAGAAGTTAAAAAATTAAAAGCAGAAGGAGAAGGACTAGCAGAAGGTCCAACAAGAGCCAGTGAAGCCTATATAAAACTTGCTGAGCTTGCCAAAACAGCCACAGATAATTTTGCCAATGCTGTGCAAAATCAGAAAGATCAGATAGCCAATGCCACAGCCTTAATTGGTCTAACCAAAGAACAGGCTTTTGTACAAACTGAATTAGCCAAGGTAGATGAGGCATTTGCCAAGGCCAAAGAAACATTGGCCAAAGAACAAGAAAAACTTAACGAAAAGATTAGACAGCAGCCTAAGGGCGCAGACAGAGAACAGACACGTCAATTGGCCTTGCTCAGTGAAGCGTTGAGTGTGGTTACCAAAGAATATGAAAAACAAAAGGGTGAAGTTAGAGCCCTTGCAGAAGCACACAACACCAAGAGCGTTAATGAACAGTTAAAGGTAGAACAAGAACGTGTAGACAAGATTTCTCAAAGTTATAAAAATCTTAATACAGATTTTGGTACACAATTGGGCCGTCAGATTGCCTTAATTGGTGCTAGTGATAAACAGAAATCTATGATGACAGATCTATTTAAATTAGAAGATGATCGTCTGCGTACAATACGTCCTTTAGAAGAACAAATTATTGAATTAAAAAAGCAAGACGGCGAAGTTGCCAAAGGCAAAATTAGAATATTAGAAGAAACGATTAGTAAGATTAATGCTTCTTATGCAGTTGAAAAACAAGGATTAGAAAATGTTATTGCCTTACGTGAACAGGTCATACAATTAGAAAACTTCCGTGAGTTCCAACGCAAACAGACAGTAGATACAGAACGCGAACTACGCAAATTAGAAAATGATCGCGCTAAGATGGGTCTTAGTGAAATTGAACAGAAATACAAAGACATTAGATTTGCAGCAGAAGAAAGTGCTCGCGCTCAAATACAGGCAGAAGAACGCCGTCGCGGTGCACCTCTGCCACAGAGTGAAGTTGAAGCCTACTATCGTGTGGCTAGAGAGCAAGCGGCTAAATTACAAGAAGCCACTAGACTGCACTATGAAGAAAGTCGTACATGGAGCACAGGTTGGAACAAGGCCTATCAAGACTATGTAGAAAGTGCTAGCAATGCTGCCAAGACAGCAGAAGATCTGTTCCGTAAATCAACACAGGGTATGGAAGATATGATTGTGAACTTTGCCAAGACAGGCAAGTTAGAATTTAAGAGCTTTGTGGCTAGCCTTGCAGAAGATTTGTTACGCAGTCAACTTAAGCAGATCTTTGCCAGCATATTTAACTTTGGTGGACAAGGTTCAAGTCAAGGTACAAACTTCCTTGGCAATCTATTTGCTGGTGCTTTTGCCACAGGTGGTATGATACCACCAGGACGTTTTGGCATAGTAGGTGAAGCAGGTCCTGAATTGGTCACAGGACCAGCAGGAGTTACACCACTACAGGCCACAAACGTAACCTATAACATTTCAGCAGTAGATGCCTTAAGTTTCAAACAACTTATATCATCTGACCCTAGCTTTATACATGCAGTGGCCATGCAGGGCGGACGAGGCTTGGCATCTAGGAGATAACAATGGCTTTACAATGGATTATAGATAAATCAGAATCACTGAGCATAAACCGTAAACCTGTGGTGGCTAGAACTACTGCTAGAGATGGCAGCATTAGAATTGTTAGCCGTGGTAGTCAACCTGCTCGCATTGAGGTTAAGGTTGCAGATGGCATTCCATGGACCAGTCTTAAGGCAGACATCTATGATTTAGATTCAATGAGCTATTCTACACCTCAAACAGTCACAATACCTTTTTCTAAATATCCTTGGTATTATAATAATGCTAACCCAGGTGCAGGTGCAGAATCTTTCAGCGTATATCTATTACAAGTTCCTGAATGGACGCTGTTTGCTCGTAACCAAGTTAGCTGGAGCGGACCATTTATTTTAGTACAGGCGATCTAACATGGCATTGAACTCAGGATTAGCAAATAGTAGAGCAATAGGCAGCATCTTACTCATTGAAATTAAAGTCAATGAGTGGAGAGCTACACCTTCTGCCCCTTATGAAATTTTTTATTATCGCATTGCAGACAAGGTAGGTACTGTTGGCGCTCAAGCTCTAGGACAAGATTTTTATGGTATTGGTCAACTGCTATCTATAACCTCAAGTGTTAGTGAAATAAGACCCAGTTCAAATGAAATAAACATTGGTCTAAGTGGACTATCAAATAATGCCTTACAAGAATTTATCTATAGTAAGATGAAAGGCAGTCAAGTTAAAATTTGGAGAGGATTTCCTAGTTTTACCACAGGTAGCGATATAAATTTTGTTGTGCCAGTAGGTATTCCAGGTGGCATTAATCCTAATCCAGTACTACGTTTTCAGGGTTATGTAAATAATATTCAATTTGATGAAGAATATGACGTTGATTCAAGGACCAGCACTAATACCGTAATTTTAAATTGTGCAAGTACAGTTGATATCATGCAAAATAAGATTAGTGGACGTCGCACAAATCCAGAAAGCCAAAAGAAATATTTTCCTACAGATGTTTCTATGGACCGTGTGCCTAATTTAGAAACGGCTTTCTTTGACTTTGGAGCCAAAAAATGAGTTTTATAGATGAAGTATTGACTGTAGGTAGTAGATTGTTTAATACAATTTCTAGTAGTGATTTAGGTAGGACTGTAGCCAAAACAGTAGCATTGGGTGTTATCCTAAATCAAACACAAAAGGCAGTTAACAAACAAAATTCAAAACCTGATGTTGCAAATTCAAGTCAACCAGATAGATTTGTTCGCGAACAATTATCACCAGATACTAAACATGCCGTTCCTGTGGTCTATGGCACAGCCTTTGTCAAAGGTATAATTACAGACGCATGGTTAACCACTGATAAAACCACAATGTGGTATTGTGTTACCATATGCGAAAAAACAGGCAATACAAACCTAGGTGCAGGTGCTGCCAGTGTGCTTTCATTTGAAGAAATATATCTCAATGAATGTCTAATTACATTTCAAGGGGACGGAATAACTGTAGCCAGTATTACAGATTCCAATGGAAACACATCTACAGATCCAGCAGGTTTAATTAAAATCTATTGTTTCAATAATGGTAGCACAAGTCCTGTGGTTCCTACAGGCTATACCAATGGAAGTCTAAATAGCGCCTATGCTTTGATGCCAAATTGGACCGCTAATCATACAATGAGCAATTTAGTATTTGCTCTAATCAAAGTTGAATATTCTAAAGAAAAGAATGTTACCAGTCTAGGCGAAATAGAATTTAAGATTAAGAATACAATGACACAGCCTGGTGACTGCCTATATGATTACATGACCAATACACGTTATGGTGCTGGCATACCTGCTGCGGAGATTTATTTGTCATGAATAGTCTAAGTGAATTAAACAATTACAACAATACCTTAACCTACAGTTATACTGATAATAGAGTTACAGGTCTAACATTTGATAGATTAACTCCTACTAATCAAACTTTAACAGTAAATGAAGGAAGTTCATTTACACATCCAGTGGGATTAGATGTCTTAGAAATTATTAATTACGAAACAAGTTTACCAACCTTAACTATTAACATTAGTTCACCTGCAGGATTAACTATTAATTGGCCCGTAACACCAGCAGGCGTAACAATCACAGAAATCAGCCCTGGAGTATGGAGAGCCAGCGGTTGGACCAATAAAATTACTTGGGATCAAATAAAAGCACCAACAATTACCTGTCCCCAAAGCATACCTAATGCTTACTTTGGTACATTTACCTATACAGCAACCATTGGTTATCTAGATGGTGCATTAGGACCAACTACAAAATCATATACGGTAACTGTTAGTGTCCAGGATGTTACTTTTATGACAACACCTGTAACATTAACCTATGATCCTAGTTCAACAACAAATATTACTAATCCTCCGCAGATTATTAACCTTGATGCTACATATCCAGGAGCAACATTTACTGTAGTAGGAACACCAAGTCCAAGTGATAGCATTAGTAATTTTAATTCAACAGGTGTTGGCGGTACGTTCAATTATAATGCAGGTAATAAAACATTTACCATAACAGGAACAAGATCTCAAGTTAATACAAGGTTATCTACTTTAACTGTTACATCAAATACCAACACCAATGATTTTATCTTATCCTATGTTTTAAGTAATAATCAAGATAGTACACAAGATACAAAAAATCAACAGTTTAGAAATACCAGTATTCAATATCTAACCAATGCTAGCCCTATTAGTATGTTTTATATTGAAGATAATGCTAGCAATACATTAATTACAGGCAATCCCATAATTACAGACGCTGACTATGATGGAACAGGAACATATACTGTAGAAATTTATCCTACGAGTACAAGTTATATTACTGATATGTCTGCTACTTCAACAGGTGCAGGCGGAACGGCTACATTTAATAATGCTACAAAAAAATTAACGATTGTAGGCAATAGAGCTCAATGTAATGATTATCTAGCAAATTTATATTTTAGACCTGGCGAAGATACCGTTATACAATTTCAAATGAATTATAAATTGACATTGCCAAGTCCAAGAACTAATGTGGTATTAAAAACACAAAATTTTGTATGTAATCAAAGCCATGATGAAACAAGTAATTTAACAGTTACTAGAAATTATATAGGCAATAATGCTAATCTTATTTTTAGTACAAACACACCTCAAATTATAGATTTAGATTCAATTGGAACCAATACATATACTGTAACATTGACCTGTAGTTTTGGTAAATTTTCCATAATTTACAATCAGAATCCATTAGTACAAACAGCACTATCTAGTCCTTTTACCATTACAGGGACCAAGGCAGAAATTAACTCTGCTTTGGCATTGATTAGATTTTATCCTAATGCTGGAGTATCCAGCAACGGTACCTTTACATATACGCAAAGTAAAAATGGAAATCTACAGGTAAGTGCAATTTGTCAATTAAACGGGACCCCTGGAACTCATACATTATCAACAACCAAATTGGTCTTTACTTCAACAACAACCTGGACTCCAACATATGAACAGGTTATGTATGCAGATGTATATAATTTAAGCGTTGTTGGAGCAGGAGGAGGAGGCGCAGGCAATACAGGATCTGGTAATTTTGGAGGATCAGGCGGTGGCGGCGGTGGTGCGCTATATAGAATTCCTGGACCGTTTTCTTTGTCTCCAAATACTACCTATTCATTTAACATTGGAGTTGGCGGAGCAGGTGGAGCTGTAAATGCCACCTATGATAATGCCAAAGGAAAACCAGGAGGCTCTACTTCAGCATTTGGATATACTGCACCTGGTGGTGGTG